CATAAATTGAACTATCAGTGTTTTCACGTCTAATAACAACTCCATCACCAGTAATAACGTCTAATGGTTGAGTAGGTGCAGATGTACCGATACCTAAACCACCACCATTAACACGCATTACTTCGGTAGAACCACTAGCAAATGTAATTGACTCACCTTTTATATCTAATCGTGAATCAGCACCTGCATGTATAGATGCATCTGCATCGTTAAAATAAATATATTTACCAGAAGCTAACGTCATGTTGTTTCCATCAAATTGTAAATTACTGCTGCTTGTAATAGAGTTACTTCCATCACCATAGGAAATCTCTCCTGCTGTAGCAGTACCTTCGATAGCTCCAGCACCGGGTGTAGTTGTACCTAATTGACTACCACCCCAGAATAATGTAGCACCAGATGCCCATAAATGATTGGTGCCCGGATTAGATGTGATTGCTCCATTAGCTATATTAAGAGAACCATATAATTTTTGAGAACCACTTACATCTAGTAATTGAGCAGGTGCACTTGTACCTATACCTACCTTACCATCATCAGCAATACGCAGTCTTTCTGATACACTACCGGCGGTAGCTGTTCTAAATATAAATCCACCATTGTCTTTATTAGTTGTATCATCCCCTGTTAAAATCAACATATCAGCTACTTTTGTTCCATTCCAGTATCCTAATAATCCTGTTATCGCTGAATCTGCTCCCGACCTATTTGAATCTCCTATATATTCAGCAGCAGTATTACTTGTAGTCTTTGCTTGAATATGCCCTCTTACGTCTAACTTCTGGTCAGGTGCAGTTGTGCCTATACCTACCTTTTGTGTAGAACCTATATATAAAGCCGCAGTACCGTTTGTTGAAACACCCCAATCATTAGTACCGGGATAATATATACCTGTTGTAGTGTCATTATTATCTACAATAGTTGGGGCAGCAGCTGTACCTTCATGTGTAGTTTGAAATCTTCCATTAGCAAAACGATACTTAAGAGTACCATCATTATCTAATTCAAAATTACTAGAAGAAGTACCGCATAATTCCCAATCGTTATTTATTTCTATATCACCTACAACATGTAATTTCTGAGCTGGTGTAGTTGTGCCTATGCCTACATTACCAGCAGTAGCTCCTGAACCTTTAACAATCAAAGCTGTATTAGCTTCATTATCGTTGTAAAATAATCTTATATCTGATTCGGTTTTAGAAGCAAGAGCTATGTAATTATCTCCTTGGTCAGTTCGAAGTGCTCCTATTACATCTTCGGCTGCATTTGTAAACCCAATCGGCCATCCACTATCAGTACTTAATTGTACACTAAATACATCACTAAAACTTTGTGGATTAGTTAAACCTATTCCCACGTGGCCTAGAGAATCCATATGTAATTTTTGTACACCATCTATAGAGAACTTCATATCATTCTTAGCATTAAGTTCAATATTACCACCAGTTTCACTATTTCTTATATATAAATGGTCACCACTTTCTTCTATATATCTAAGAGAATCACCAAATATTAACTTACTACCAGTAGCAACAGTCATATTTGTGCCATCCCAAGTCCAATCGTCTATTCCACCAAAAGCTCCTCCATTATTGTATTGGAGTTGTGTAGTAGAACCACCGGCTCCTGTTACTGTTCCGGTGGGTATTCCTGTAACACTAAATGTTGGGAAACTTGTTGTACCGCTAAAAGCTATAGCTCCAGCAGAATAAGTTCCTCCTGTAACGTAATAATTTGCATCATCGTTAGCTGCCCATGACATAACCCCAGCATCTGTAGAAACTAACGCATAGCCGCTTGAAGCTGGATATGCTAAAGGAAGTGTATAAGTCTGAGCTTCAGTGTTCACTCCTACTTTTAAAGTGGTAGGAAAGTCCCCTGTGTCATCAGTATCAGGGTTAATCTTGATATAACCTGCTGCTGTTGCATTTCCTCCAACAACAAGTCCAGTGGTAAATGAAGCTTCAGCTACAAAAGTAGTAGCTGGAGTAAAAGTAGTCATTGCTGAACCAGTGACATTAGAGCCGCCTCCAGCCATACTACCTGTTAGCTTACTATCAGTCCCCCATGTAAGTGCATCTAAATAATAATTAGTACTAGTAGATTCAATCCATTTTAGCCCCGTAGCTTCACTACTGTCAGCACTTAAAACATAACTATTAGAACCTACTGGTAATCTAGTATTGCTTGAACCATAAACATAAATGTCACCTTTGGTTGTAAGAGGAGAGCCCTCGGCATTAACTTGTATTCTCTGTCTACCTACTGCATTATGAGCTAAACTCTTTAGAACCTTATTAAAACGTGCCATTCTTCTCCGAACTGATAAAAATGATTGGGGAGATTAGGGTTCTCCCCGTACCCTTTAATAAAATCAGTTAGTCAGTCTAACCGGAAATTACTATTTGTCCAGCTTCTGGTCTGACGATTTTCAATCCATATCTCATAGACATGTATGAACCGACAATACCGAATCCGGGGTTGGCTTCTTCAACTGTCAATGGGCGTCTCTCGACGTAAGCCATAGGCTTAGTTGACAAATCGAATATTCCATATCTCGTGGTTGGAACCCATGGGTTAACAACAACGGTTAGTCCATATAATTGACCAACAATACCACCAGTTTGTAGAACGCTACCGAATGGGTTGCTTCCTGCATCTGTTGGCATAACGTTAGCTCCACTGACTAAGCTTGCAGCTGGTACCATACCAGTTGTGAAAGCAGCAGTGAAATCAGCCATCTTCAATATGTTTTCATAGTGGGATGGTGAAATGAACAAGTGTGTTGCGTTATATCCATGTAATGACATACGGGTGATAGCGGAAGAGACATCCGATAAGGATAGTGCTGAACCAGCTAGACCACTTGCGTCATTATTATAAGATTTTGCTCCTGATAGAGTTGCGATTGTTTGATTTGCGTATTGGTCTAACCTTCCAGAGAAAGCTGCATTTGCACCTAAGAAACCGCCGTTAGGACAGTTACTGAAGTTTGTAATGTCTGATTCTGCACTGGATGCGTCAATATCAGCGTTGCTGATACCTGTACCATATGTTGCACTTCCGAGACCGAAAATAACATTTACAATGTGTTGCGTCATGTGTCTGTCGACTGCACGACGTGCTTCATTCAATGCCATCTCAACTTCGTTGAATCTCGAATCTTCTATCATTCTTCGGGTAACACCTACTGCAAGACCCCACTCTTTAACTGCCACTCGCTCGGAGCGTAGTTTAGTGTGTTGATATTGAGGAGTGTTTCCTTCATCTATTTGTTCCATCGCCATGGATGGTTTTGCGAAAGTAATATCAATATTACCACCTGTATCTGTACTCATTGGGTCTGCAAAGAATTGCATAACTGGAAGGTCTGTGACCTTGTAATCCATAATTGCATCTTTGTAGTCAATAAGTACTCGCTCACCTGTGCCGCCTTCGTTAGCGTATGCACCTGTGTTCAGGGTTGTTAGTATACCGGGAGTTGCGTCAACCATTTAAATCACCTTATAATACCAAGACCTTCTTGGAACCAGTATCGGTTCCGCCGGGTCCTGCCTCTAGTGCGATAGCTACACCTGTTCCAGAACCTTGAATAGTAGCATTAACTGCTCCTGATGCAAGAATTCCGAGGTTTGCTACCTCACTGGTTAATAAGTGGCCAGCGTCAAAAGCGCCTGAGCACATAACGTTTAAAACTACTCCTTTACCGCTGATAACTGAACAGTTAGCACCACTGGCTGCATCGACGAAAGCAACGCCAACGACTGGTGCGTCGACATCTGCCATACCGATTGTTCCATCTGATTCTATTTGAACTGCTCTACCGCCTGTTAGGGCCATACCTGCTGTAAAAGGTAGGATACGTGCTGGAGCACCTCCATCATTTACTAATATTTCTGTTGCCATATTTATTCACCTCTATAATAGTCTTTGTTCAATTTTATTTTTCCATCGACTACTTTCATACCGAATTGTCTTTCAGTTTCTGGTACTTCACCTTCGTCAGCTGCTTTACCTTTTCCGAACGACCTTTCGACTTCTTGTGCGGGCTCTGGCATTGCTGCTAGAGCATCGCTAAATCCAGTCAATCTGGATTCATCCCATGCAGAGAGTTCCTCTACACGAGCATCCTTCTTAGTTTCTTCGATAGTACCGAATAAAACTTCGCGGGATATAATTGCTTCAACTGTTTCAACTTTTCGAGCTTCTGCTTCTTTTTCAAGTCTTTCTTCTTCTGACTTCTTAAATGCTTCTA